TACCACACTAAATGCTGAAGCTGCTGCTGTTAAGTACAAAACTGATAGAACAACTAGCGGTTCTACAACATATCCTGCTATAGGAGATCAATTAGATTTACTTTGGCATGCAATAGATGCTGACTCAGATTTAAAAGTTAAGTTTAGTGCATTTTATAATTCTATTAAGGCAGTGAAAGATGCCAATCCAAAGCCATAAATTATGACAAGTAAATTAATAGTCAACAGCGTAAGACATACAGGAGCATCAGCTGATGGTATAACCATGGCTGCAGATGGTAGTGTTACTTTTCCTGGAAATGCGACGTGTTCTGGAACTGCAACAGGTTTCGGTGGTGGTAAAGCTTTAAAATATGAACAAACTTCATATAGTACTGAAGTTAGCTCATCAGACAGCAGCCAATATGTAGACTCTGGATTGAGTGATACGATACAACCTTCTGCTGCAAATAGTAAAATTTTAGTTATAGTTAGTCAGTTTTTTAATATCAATGTAGCTAATCCTAATGTTGGAGTAAGAATACAATTACTTGAAGGTTCAAACGTAATAACAGCTTCGCAAACAAATGATATTTATTATTTTCCTGGTGTAAGTGGTAATGCAAGTAAAAATTATAATCACAGATATAACTTGATAATGGTGAATACTCCTTCATATACTGTAGGAGATACCTTAACTTATAAAACACAAATGAAAGTTCTTAGTGATGGTAATACTACAAATGTAAAGGCACAAAGAAGTTCTAGTACAAGTTACATGACTTTAGTGGAGTTAGCAGCATGATTTATGATAAATTTGATGCACTGATGTCATTAAAACCTAATGGTCTATATACATGGGTTGGAAGTGATTATGAAAATTTAACAGGAAGTGATAAACCGACTGAATCAGAAATAGATAATGAGTTAATAAGGTTAACTAATGCAGAACCTATGAGACTATTAAGAGTAGAAAGAGATGCAAGATTAGCAGCTTGCGATTGGCGAGCTAGTTCTGATCTAACACTTGCAGATGTTTGGAAAACATATCGTCAAAGCTTGCGTGATTTACCAGCTAGTGCATCACCTAAACTTGATTCCAATGGTAATTTAGATATGTCATCCGTTACTTTTCCCACAGAACCTAGCTAGTTATTTAGACTGGTTAGTTTATAAAAATAACAGTAGAATAAAAATATAAGATTTTAAAAAAAAATGCAAAAAATTATTAATGCAATAGCTGTTGCTTCGGGTGTAGTTTCTTTAACTGTTGTAGGAGCTAGTTTAGGTATTTATTTAAATAAAGATACAATCATCAACAATATAAAAGAGAAGGCATTAGAAGCGGTTACAGGTAGCTTAGGAGATACTTTAGGAGATTCTTTACCAATACCTGAAACAACTGGTGGTGTAATTCCTGAGCTACCTAAAAGTCCATTTTAAAATTGTCTGAAATAAATCAAATAAATATAAATAAATTAGAAATTATTCCAATAAATAGTTATATTCATACGCCTATACAATCTATACCTTTTAGTCCTCCTGTAACTTTAACTATTGGCAATCCAATAATACAAGTGCCAGGTTGTGTTGTATTTAATCCTGCTAATGAAAAATCAATAAAACTTGTTACTGAAGATGATAGAGGTAATAGGACTTTATGTGATGGAACTGTGCCATATTTCTTTCCTATGGATTATGTTCCTGAAGATTTAGTTTTTGTAGAAGATGTAGCTGCACCTACTGTAACTCCAGCTCCAGAATTAGAAACTCCTCAACCTAATTTAGATAATATTCCCCCACCACAAAAAGAAGTTGAATGCCCTGCTCCAAATCAACCAAGAGTTGGAGACTTAACACGTAATGGAGAAGAAAAAGTTATAGGTCATGAACTTAGTGTTGATAAAAAAACTTGCATAGTTTTGTACGAACCAACTACTGCAGCTGATAAATATTTGCCAAATACATCTCAAGTCAGTACAACCGCAGCAATTGCTGTAGTAGCAACAGCTTCAGCAGCAGCAACACCCTTATTATTAAGATTAATACGTCCATTATTAAAGCAATTATTTAAAAAAATTCAGGCTTTATTTGGTAAAAAACAAGGAGAAAAATTTAAAGGATTAAAAAGAAAGAAAAAACTTATTTCGGAATCTCGTGCTGATGATTAGGAATAACTCCATGAGGATTTGTAACTATGATATCTGCACATATCTGAGCAGCTGGACTTGATGGATGAAATGAAACTCCCAATCTTTTTTGCTCCGCACAATGCTTTAATCTTGCCATCTCAAAGTCTAATCTTTTATTAGCAACCAACTGGGCATGATATTGATTTTGTATATCAGCAGATTTTAGACAAGTCTCATTATGACGTTTATCTAAGGGAATAGTTATGTTCATACTGATACCCCATCCAATACTATGATTAGTTTTCTGTCCTGTTCTAGTAGGTTTATAGTAAAGTACAGATCCTGGGTTATCTAATACCCCATCGTTGTTGGTATCTGAATTGTCAAATACGGGATCTAAATAGCTTTCCTCATAAGGTTCTTTCCATGAATCTTGTAATGTAGCAAAGGGAGTAATGCTAAGAGTTGCCCCCTGACATGACACCCCATTTCCGTGAGTATTAGTTATGTACGGGCCACTTAAATTTTGGACGGCCAAATTGGATACTGAACCACTGGAATTTGCTACAGGATTTGCCGTTGCGGATACACCTCCTACTTCATTTGCATAGATAGGAGCACTAAATATATTTAAAGCTAAAAGTAAATATTTTATTGACTGAAGGTTGAAACCGTGTCCGTGACTGAAGTTATTTCTGTTGTTCTTTGTATTATTGTCTGTGATTTTAATCCTGGCTGACTGAGAGTCGTTGTAAGTTGCCACGGCTTGCTCGAATCCGTCACCGTG